ATTATTATCTTTAACATTTTTGTTAATAGGGTATTAACATTTTTGTTAATAGGGTATTAACATTTTTGTATATACCTATTAACATTTTTGTTAATAGGGTATTAACAATATACAAATGTCTTCCGATAATTTCTTTTGTTCCTTCTTTATATAGTGCTTCTACTGAAATATATCCTTTTTTATTAAGAGTGCTAATCCATCTACTTACTGTAATTTTAGAAACTTTATATAAATCTGCGAAATATTGATTTGTTGCCCAACAATATCCTTTTTCATTACATAATGATGTAATTTCTCCATACAATAGTTTTGCGTTTGGTGGCAATTCTTCATCATATCGAACTTCTGCAGGTATTATTGCGCAATACGATTTCTTTGGTTCTGCTATTCTAATCACCCCCTAGAATTTCTACTTCTATCCTTGGATTTTGTTTATCTGTAAATACTGAATGACTCACTTGATTAATGTATTTTCTTGAATCATCCTCAAGTATTCCTGCTCTAACTAATGAATCTTGAATGAATTTAGTTGCAAATGTTACGTTATCAACATCACGTCTTGAATTCGGTTCATACCAATTAATATTTAGTTTAATTGGGTAGTCCTTAACTTCGTAAATTTCACCGAAATTTACTGCCTGTAAGATATAGGCCATAACTAATCGCTCATTCTTTTTCTTCATTTCTGCTCCTTTGTAACGATTTGTTCTGCAAGCATTAATATATTCATTCAATCCATCTAGTTTTCCTTTAATTACAAATTTTATTTTCTTCCACCTTGATTCCTTTATCTAAATAATATTGAGTGTTGATTCCTAATTGTTCCGCATAATCTAATATGCAATCAATTAAGACTCCCATTTGTTTTGTGTCCATTTGTGATGAACCTAGAAATACTCTACAATTAACAAATTCTTTTCCGTTATTTCTTATTTCTGTACCTAACGCCTGTACTGCTCTAACTCCATGTGCTCGGCACAATTCGTCATAGCCTTCTTTAACAACTGAAACATATGTATATAAGGCTTTTGCCATTCTCAAGAACTCGCAGTACATATCCCATGTATCGTTGTAGCTTGCGTTTTCGTTTTCACTTATTTCCTTGATTAGTGCCCACATAAGCCGATTTTGATTGTTAGTACGTAAATGCTTAACAGAATCAATAATCACGCTGTATGCTCCTTTTTCGAGCGTCTGAGCGTATGATTCGTATATTGGCTCAGTTAATTCAAATGTTATTTCTAGGTTTCCATCTTCATTTCTTGATTTTCGGATGAAGTTACCTATCAACTTCGTTTTCAAAATCTCATTTGCTCCATTTCTTCAAATTTCTGAATTCTGAAAAATTCCATTTGCTCTTCTGTAATTCCTAGCTCTTTCATCCTGTTAACATCCGTCCAAGAATCTTGATACGGATTGAAATTCTCATCCATGATGTAATTTTCTAAATCCTCAATCCTTTTAGCTTGTGAATAATAGATTTCTCTTGGGTAATTTTCTTGATTTCTAATTACGTTGTATGAATGCATATTTGCCTCCTTATAAGTAGTTTTTATGAAATATATCCATAAACTCCTTTCTTGTGTTTGTTTTCTCAAATGCCTGTTGGCATTCCTTTTTTAACTTCATGTCTAATTTATGATTAAAATGTACTCCTTCACTGCTCATGTTGTGATGTCTAGCGCATAAACGTACATAACAACCATGCTCAATAGACTTTTTTCTATTTGCAGTGCCGAAATAAATCTCATGTGTATGTAAATCTAAAGTTGAACCACACACATAGCACTTAGACATATCTTTTTGTAAGATTGACTTATCTCTTTTCTTTATTCCTTGCCCTCGCAATCTTTTCTTTATAGCCTTTGATTAATGTTCCATAAGCTTTAATAGTTGATTGCAATTGAGGTTCATTTAGCTTCTGCAAATCTTGTGATTCACAATTTGAATGTTTAAGAATCCAACTTGCATATTGTTCTCTAAAGTCAATTCCTAATTCATTCATTTCCGTTTGCATTGCAACAAATTTCTTAACCGTTTCTTCTTTTGGCTCTAGTTCCTTTTTCTTATCTTCTTCCGGTAAATCTTCACCTGCATAAATGTATAAGCCTAAACCATGTCTTGCGATTGCTTTTGTTAAGCTTCTTTGAATTGCTTTGTTTACATCAAATGAAGTCAACTTATCAAGTGTAATTGATTTGTTCTTGTAATCCATTACAGGCAATTCTTCAATGTGTTCTAGTCCCTCAATGATTACACTTGTCTTAACCCATGCCGTTCTTCCATCTGTGAAATAATTAATAGGTCCATAATCTGATTCACGCTCATAAATTTTATATTGAGCATTTGGATATTTCTTCTTTACTTCTCCCCATGCCCATGCCCATGACAGATAACTAAGATTATTCTTTTTTTCAACCTTGTCATTAACATTGATTTCATTTAATGTTTGAAATACTGATTTCTCCATCTTCCGTTTCTCCTTTTAATCTGCTATAATGTATATGTTCTTAATTTAAGAACGTCATTTCTTGTGTGTGCGTACTTTTTGTCGGGTGCGCACCTCTTTTTATAGAAATAACATTGCACACGACTTACCCAGACATGCTATTGAAATAAGTAGAATCACGATTGTTGTAATTAGAATTACATTTACGCAATTTGTGATTCTTTTTTGATACCTTTTTTCTCTGCGTATCTCTTTTTCTTCCTTGCTTAAATGTATTCTCCTTGGATTAAATGGATAAATGCTCAACTCCATTTCTTCGTCTTGAATACTATTCATTCTTATATCTTGCATTTTCTTATCTCCTAAATGATTTCCTAAACTCCGGACAACATTTTAAGAACGTTTCTGTAGGAATTACATTTTGTGATACATTCTTATAAATGAATGTGTCTTTCCAATCAATTCCGTTGTCTTTCTTGTATTGCTCACGGATTGATTTCATAACTTTACTTGCATTGTTTCGTTGCCCTCCTTTTGATAAATTATCCCATTCAAACAATGAGATTAAATCATCTTTATCTAATAAGGCTTTATAATTAATAATCACTCTCATACACCTCCATTCTAGATTCGCAAGTGTTGATTTGATTTACTTCCTGTAAATCTCTAACATCCAAGTGATTAGCAATTTCTTTTGCTTCTACACTGTCATGCGCTTCAACTTCGAACGTAACATTTGCAGTTACGTCGAAGGTTACGAAATATGTTTTAGTCATGTTTCTCACCTCTTTTCGATTCATCTAAGATACAAGCGATATATCCTTGACGAAAATCTGAAAGCTCATAGCCTTTCTTTTGTAGTTCGCTTAAGGCTTCAAAAATTCTTTTGTCTAGTATTGTTTCACCCTCTTTCTTTTTGACCTGTCATCATCAGTGCTAGTAGATCAACTCTAGCAGACTAGCCTATTGGCTAGTTTCGACATACTTTGACATCAATTCGATTGTCTGTTTCTTTTAAGCTCACACCATATTTCAATGGGGTTGCTATAATTCGTAACATTTCCCTTTATAAGAATTGTTTATATACAATGATTTCATTTCCTGCTCCTCTTTCTAATTCATTAATGGTTCTGCATTTTGATTGATTCGCTCAACTTGATTCAATTTGAATAAGTAAGCTTTTGTTAAGAAGAAATTGTTCTCAACTTTTTCTTCTCCGTTTGTATCTGTATACTTTTTGGCTTTAAGTTTCCATAGCTTTGTACAAGTTACTGCATGCTCGCCTTTCTTAACTTTGAATCCCATTTCTTTCCATTTTTGGAAAGTGTGCAATGGTTCAAATTCTCCCATTCCTAGTGCCTTTTTTTCATTTTGGATAATTTCTTCGTTTGTCATTTCTTGTGTCCTCCATATTTTGTAATATTTTGTAATGTTTTGTAACTTCATTTATAGTATACAACATATTGTGTACATTTACAAGCATAAATTGTAATTTTTTTTGTACATACACAAATCAGACAGGTATATTCAACTTACTATTTTTATAATAATTTGTAATAACTTGTAATCGTTTATAATATTATTTTCAATATAAAATATGCCAAAAACTATGCCAATAAAAAAGAACCTACGTGTAACGCGTAGGCTCGAATTAGTCAATAAATAATAGTTGAACAATTCTAACGTTAATATGTGTGTATTTATGCTACTTCAATTAAAGGTGTAGCACTTACCCAAATTCCGCCGATTTTGGCAAGGTTCTTTGAAATGTTAATTTCGTCAACTCTTACTCTATCCACATATACTACCGCATTTGTAGTGTGCAACACGTTGTCATTATATCCGTCCGAACCACGAACTTTCGTAATCATTGATAAAGGGAACCAACCACCTAATTGTGATAAATAGGCGCAAGTATCGTTATTAATCTTCTTCAATCCTTGATTACCAATCTTCATTTGTACAGATGTTACATAGCTGCCTACGTGTAAGATTTGGTCAATCGCTTCTTTTGATTGTGGTTTAGGCTTAGCAGTTTGTACATTTGCGAAACATTTAGGTCTAAAAGCAGTATCGAAAGTGGCACTGTATGGCAATTTACAGAGTGTAAATGCTCCATTCTTTCCGCCTTGATTCTGCCCTAAGAACCAACCGTATCCACCGCCTGCGTCGTGGTCAAAAATTGCCACGTGTGAGTATGGAGTCCATAATGCTACTTCTTTAAATACTGCAATATCTCCGGCTTGCATAACTGTGACTTCATTACAGTAGTTTAAGATACCATTTGCTTTTCGATTGTTCCAAATGTCTTTTGCAAATTGGCTCGTAGTACAATAAATTGCTCTATATCCTAAATCAATCATATACTTTGCGAATCCGTCCCAACACTGAGCACCATAAAAGCCATCAACATCGAAAGCTTTGCCTAATACGGCGTTTTTGAAATTTTGATAATTTATTAAAAAAAATCCTCCTTTATGTGCCAATTATAGCACATAAAAGAGTTTTTTATCACTGATAGCTAGTATTGTATCAATGTCTTTGATATTGTCTAAAGCTTGGTTCATAACTCTAAAGTCTAAATCATTGTATCCTTTTTCTAGTCCTCTCATTGCTTCGATTAAGAGGTCTAGATTTCGTTTCCTAACCTCTTGCATGATACGCCTGCGCTAATTTCTTAATGATGATATTTGCATTCTGAACAGATAAATCTAAGTCACTGTTATTTCCTAGCGTGATTGTGTAAGAAGCTTCACAAGGTACTTGATTCGTCATTGTCTTGTTCTTCGTTAATGAGTTTATCTGCTACTTCTAATCCTTTAGTTAATGTGCTAGGCACACTATATCCACATTGTACAAGGTTCTCAATAATACTACGCACTTCATTAATGCATAAAGAAGCCAATACGAACCATCCTAATAATGTTGTTACATGGAAATCAATTCCTAACATTTTTCCAATCTCCACCAAGAATGCACTGAATGTGAACGCAACTACAATCATAATCCAATAGCCTAGCTTTTTAAGGACTCCAATCCATCCTTTATTGCTATTGATTTTGTGATTAATCGCCGACTTCATGCACCCTGTAATGTAATCCACTACATTCATAAATAAGAAGAATGCAAATAAATACCAATGTTCACCTAAAACATATGTTAATACGGCAACGGCTACGCCACCCATTGCGTTAATCTTATCTAGAAAATACATACTTCTTGTTATTTGTTTAAATCCTCCATTGTTCTTTTCTATTAAATTCACTCCTTACATGATTTTTAAGTTATCAACCTCTAATTCTAAGGTTCTGTATCCATTTTTAATAACCTCGAATATATTTCTAATTCTCGCCGTCATTACTAAACCAATCTCCGCAACAATCACATCCACCTTATCACCTAAATCATAATCAACTTTGTATTCGTATGAATCAGTATTCAACCCGAAATTCACATTCTCTTTAATCTTACAATCTGCTAGTTTTTCAATTCCTTTTTGAATCAGTACCTTTTTATATTCATCAAGTGTAATATCATCCCCCATACGTTCAGAACGTGCGTCTACGAACAACTTTTTGATTCTTTCATTCTTATCTATTCTAGCGTCATATTCAACGTATATACGCTCTTCTGACTGTCCTTCACCACAAATGATTGCATAGTTCTTGTATTTACTAGAATCAATCATAACGTCCGGCTCTTCAATGTTCCCAAACTCTGTAGAGAATGTGACAAAGTTGTTTCCATCTACATTGTTCTGAGTCAAGTCACGACCTCGATACAACACGAATGTGAACGTACTTGACACATAGTCATATTCTATACGGAAAGACAATTCTAACGGATAGAATAGCTCATAAAGTTTCTCGTCAAGGTTTGCTCCTGTTTCTTGAAATTCTACTCTATCGGTAATGGATTCATCATATCTATACCCCATTTTCCATGAGCAATACTTGTCTAATAGCTTTTTGACAACATCAACAATTTTTCCGCTACTTGAGAATGCAGGATAAATACAATCATCTGCTAATATCTTTTCAAAAAATGAACCTTTTAGCAACATTTGTTTCGTGTTATTTGAAACCGAATAATGTGGTATATCAACGATTCCTAACTCTTTATCCTCAGTAGAATAAATGTATTTAATATCGCTTGAATACTGTCCTATATCAATATAAATCTCGAAATCTCCTGTTTCATAATATCGCCGATTCCACTGCACGTTATAAGGCACTAGATGTGTAACGATATTGAAATCTTTATCTAATCCAAAATAAGACATATTATAAACCTAAATACCTTTCATTGTAGTAAACCGTGCAAGCTAGGTTCGTATCTCCACTGTCTGCCGTATATCCTATGATATTCTCACCTAACTGAATCGTCATATCGTTGAATGATGATGTTCTATCAACTTTACCGATACAATTCACACCATTCTTTTTAATCGAAATAGGCTCAGAAACTAAATCAATTTCTAATAAATCACCATTGTGTAGCGTATCTAATACACGAATATATTTATCTTTGTTGAATAGTTTCGGATTTGTCACCTCTCCAAATACTTCAATAACGGCTCTACAGTATGTTTCTGTATCGCCTTGATTATCAATATAGATTTCTCTGGCGAATGTAAATGTTCCAAAGTTCACACCTGTTTCCGGTATTTCAAAGTTGAATGCTAAACCTTCACCGATTTCTGCGATATTCCTTGCGAAATCATCAAATGAAAGCAATAAAGGTTGTGTGCATAGAATTGTAAAGTTAAGCTCTAAATCTTTGTAGATGTTAACTGTAGGCAAGCTATACGCATATAAACGACCTCTGCAATATTTCTTTTCTCCCATATACTCAACTATCACATCAAACACATGAGAATATTGGAAGAAGCGTCGTAGCTTCTCCCTTTCTTCTCTTTTTTCTTCTAGTGAACCTTTAAAGGTAGCTTTCACGCTTCTTTCTTTCGTTGGAATACGTGAACCGATTAATCTTGCACCGTTTCCGAATGCATTGTCTTGTGTTGTATATGAAGGCACTACATAATCAAATCCATCTAAACCACTACTAGAAGGAATCTTCCATCTTTTTTGATTGTCAATTTCAAATTCTTTGCCATCATCCCTACGGACGATAACTCTTACTTTGTTAATATCTATTGAATTACACCTCCATATCCATATCTTGCTTGCATTCGCAACATTCTAGCAATTTCATCCGGACTTTGCGCTTTATTGTAGAAGTTGATAGTCTGTCCGTTGTTATTTGTTGTTACACTAGGCATGATTTGAGCCATATCTTTAGCTACGGCACGAATCCATGCTTTATTTCTTTCTAATGGTACAACTGCTTCTGCACCATTACCTTCCAACAAACCGATTTGACCACGCTTCAATACACCACCACGCTCTAGTCTTGGAATCCTTCCAATATGTACGCCTGGAATCTTATTAATGATACCGATTGCGCCATTAATGCCACCGATAACACCATTTACCATTCCCTTTACACTTCCAACTAATGAATTAACTGCTCCTTCAATTCCACCGAATACGCCACTCACAAACCCTTTTAAACCATTCCATGAATTTTGTATTCCTCGTAAAACATTTGAAATTTTATTCCCTACCTTATCCATTACCCCTTGAATTTTAGACCAAATGCCACTAAATACATCTGAAACCGTAGACTTGATATTATTGAAATTTTTATTGATATTATCAATGATACCTTTTACCTTGTCCCTGACTCTGTTCATTGTATCTTGAATCTTACTCCAAATATTGTTTATGATGTCCGAAACCGTCTTAAATAAATTACTTACGAACCCAATAATCGCAGTAATTACTCCGCTAATCTTACTCCAAATATTTGTTGCTACTGTTAAGATAATAGACCAAATATTTGCTACGATTGCAGAAATGATTTGAACTATAGGCATGATAAATCCCATTGCCGTTGCGATTGCCGTTCCGATATATGTGACTACCATATTTATAAATGAAATAACTCCACTTACAACACTTCCGACAATAGCCAATATAGATGTGATTAAAGGCATAAATCCCGAAACCGTTGAAATGATTTTCTTTAAAACAGAAAGTATCGGTGGTCCTACTACAGTTAGAATCTTTTGAGCTTGATTCACAATGTTTTGAATTACATCAATAATCTTGCTTAATATATCTTTTGCGATAGGTTCAAGAGCCGATTTCATTTCATCAATAGCTTTTTTAACTTCTTTAAACGCAGGAGCTAATACGTTAGAAACTTGACTTGTCAATTCTGTAATTCCACTTGTATCAATCTTACTTAATACACTTGAAATTACATCGCCAACTTTAGCAAATCCTTGTTGAATGCCTTGTATGGCTACTGTAATTAATCCGATGATACCTGCAAGAATAGGGGTAATAAGTTCGCCTATTGGAGTAAATGAATCAAGAAATGCACGCCCTAATCCACTTAAAGCGTTCTTTAAGCCACCATTTGCAATTTCTTTGACTTTATCCATTGCTCCTTCTACATCTTTATATTTATCACCTACGGTAGTTAATGACTGAATGAATCCGGCGTTGAAGTCCTCGCCCATCGTACCGAATGCAATACTTGCTTTATTCAACTTTTCTTGCTCATTTGTAGTCTTTGAAATATCTTCTACAATCGCATTTACAACATCTTTCTGAGTGGCTCTTCCTTCTTGCCAAGCTTTAAATACATCTTGTGTTTTTGTATCAAAACTATCCAAAGCTCCTTCAATAGTTCCATCAACTAACCTTGTGGTAACTTCGTTGATTGCGTCATTTACTTTATCAAGGTTATAAGCTCCACCATCTAATCCATTCTGCATTAATTGGAAATATTCATCTGCCGAATATCCTGCTTGTGCGAATTTACCGGAGTATTCTGAAATGTTGTCGCCTAACTCATCCGATTTGTTTAAACCATTCTGAGCACCTGTAGCCATAAGGTCGAAAGCTTCTTGAGAAGTGATCCCGAACTGCTTCATTAATTGTTGAGCACCTCTAAGAGTTTCATTCTCATCCATATCGAATGTATCTCTTAAAGTTAATAAATCCTCGGTCACGTTCTTTAAATCAACATCACTTATGCCTTGCATTTGTTGTTTGACTCTGCCCATCATATCGGCAACATCTGAAACATCTGAACCGAAATTGTTAGACCAAACATCACGAGCAATGTTTTTAAACTTATTCATCTCACTGCTTGAAGCACCTGTTTGAGCTTGAAACTTAGCCATAGCGTCGTCTAGCTCAACGGCTTGGTTAACACCTGTTTTAATAGCCAATGCCATGCCACCAATAGCTCCTGCTACGGCAGTAACGCCTACAACACCTCCTACGCCTAATCCTGTTAAAGTTTCAGTGATTGTAGTTGCTTCCGGACTAATATTCTGAATCTTCTCTAGTAATCCATCAAATCCGCCTTGAATTGATTCTAACGCACTACTTCCTACTTGTTTAAATACATCAAATTTAGAGCCTGTTTCTGTAGTTTCTGTCTGTGTATTCTTTTGTTCACCATTTAACTTTCTTAATTCATCAGTGATCTTTGGTGGTGCTTTTGAACCATCAGAGCCTAACTTATCTATCGCATTTGAAGTATCTTTAATAGCGTTTGTAGCTTTATTCGATATATCACTTACAGATTTAATACCATTTTCAAGACCACTTGTATCAATCTTTGTATCAAACTTTAATGTTCCGTCTGATATTCAATTTGCAACCTCCTTTTCTAAACATCAAAATATGAATCGAATTCATCTTTCATTTCTTGTTCCTCTATTGTTAATTTGATTGGGAAAGACCACGCTTCTTTTGCCCTTTGATATGCTTTATCTTGTGTATCATTTTTTGAAGGCTTTTCGTAACCTCTAACACTCTTTGCATATCCCCACAATGTAGAATCACCAACTATATTATTGGCTAGTGCTAAAAACTTGTGCCAATGCATATCACATTCCGTTAAATCAATGCCGTAAAGTTGCACAAAAGCCGAATAAATATATTCCCCATCTTGCACATAATCCAATGTCTTAACGCCTGTAGAATCACTTCTGGGTGTACTAGAAGGGTTATATAGGAATCGTTCCAACTCTTTTAAAATATGCTTATCTATGATAGGTGGTTCATCTACGAATAAATAAGAGCAATCTACTTCATCAATGATATGATTATTAAATCTTTCTAGTTCTTCGTAAAATCTTATCCACAACCGAAAATCTGTATTTAATAAAATAGGCTCGCCATCTAGCGATTGTATGCTATTTGGCAAGCCTTTTATGCGTAAATCAATCATTTCTTCGCCGAAATGCTAGAAACAGTCTTGCTTGCGTCAAGAAATTGTTTCATTCCATTTGTTCCAAATGTAGCTTTTAATTTCTTTTCTAGTTGTTCAACCGTTCTCTTTGAATATTCATCATCAATCAAATTGACAATATACAATACTTCCATCAAATCAACCTGTTCAAAATCCGCACTTCCCAACATGCTTTCAATTTGTTCATCTGTTAATACTGTTTTCAGATAGTCGAATTTAGCTCGATATGCTTCTTCATGTGTAGCGTGAAATGCGTTACAAACGTCCTCTGCTTTTAAAACTTCAATTGTTTTAGGTTGGATTTCATACTGTTTCCCTTCATACGTGATTCTATTCATGATTTACCTCTTCTTTCTTTATACTTCTGATGTGCCTTCTGTGAAGGTTACTGCTCCATCTGCTACCTTTGCAACACCGACGCGAATATCGCTTGCAAAGTTAATATTGAAGTTGATTTTTGAATCGACACCGCTTAATGTATCGAAAATCAATTTAGCGTCAACCTCCCATGCTTTATAGCCTTTAGTTTTGTCTCCGTCAAACATAAATACAAGTAAAGCTTTTGTATTTACTTCTTCGTTGTTTGGTACGGATTTCATCATTTGTTCGTAAATATATTCAAAATCATCTTCACCTTTAATCATAGTCAAATCCTGTGAGATTTGAGGTGAATAACTCTTTAATGATTCTGTTGGGTTCTTATCTGCGATAAAATCATACGTTTCAGTTTCACTGTTAAATGAAATATCTAAAGTTGTAGATTTCTTAATTCGCTTATAAGCTTCTCCCATTTGCAAGAACAATCCAATCATATACTTCTTGACTGTCTGCCCTGTAGTTACTTCGGTTCCTTGAGTTGTTATTAATTAAGCTCCTTCCTGTATTTAATTTGAATAGTTAACGCATATACTGCTTGACTATCCTCATTCGTGTATAGATATAGACCACTTGAAACGGAAACATCATCACAATATTTGTTTCCGTCTAGTTGTGGTAATTCCCCGTTTAAATTCTTTTCATCAATCCAATTTTCTAATTCTTCTAGAAAAACATTGTTGTCTTGCCTTTCTGATTCAATTTGTGTATTCCTACGTGCTAGAAACGTGTAGTATTCTGTACGCATTTGAGTGCCGTCAATGTATGTATCTACAATAGCGTTAGGCTCTTTATACAACGCATAAGAGATAATTTGTTGCGCTAAAACATCTGTTTCAATGCGTTCATCTATCTGTATATTTCCGTAGCCGTAAAGCCACTGAATCAATGCCTTTGATACTGTCATTCTCCGTCTCCTATCATTTGTTGTGCTTTTTTTAAGATTGTTTCTGCTCCACCATTTCGCATAGCTTTTTCAAACCAATGGTCTGTTTTACCTCCTACGAAATGAGCACCCTCTTTGTTGTAATACCACCGTCTAGCATAAGGGGCACTTGGTCCACCTTGCTTTACTAATCCACTTCCGATTTGAGTATTTCTTGTAGCCGAGTTAATTAATGCTCCTGTGTCTCTAGGCGTATAAGGGGTCATAAATCTAATGACTTCGGAGTCAATCATTTGTTGAACTCGTCCACGTTCTTGAAGTCCTCTTGATTGTTTAATTTGGGGAATTGATTCAACATCAAGTTTGACTTTCATTCCTATTGACCGACAACCTCCCAATGCTTCAACATATCGACATTCGTACAATCTGTAACGCTTTGGATTGTTGTCCATTTGTATTTCTTCTTTGCTTCATTGATTGCTTTAATACTAGATAAATCTTCTTTCACTTCTCCAAAGAATACGAAATCTGTTTTATCTGTATTTAATGTGAAGTGCTTTTGCTTTTCATCATTTGAAAGCTTTGCATATACGTAAGGTTCAACATATCCATCACGATATAGAATAGTAATATTTGTGGATGTGGCTATGCTCAGAATATTACCATTTGTAGTCCTTATAGTAGATTGTCTCCACATACATTTATCAAGAATAGAAGCTTGAAACCTATCTTCTCTTGTCAATGTGTCATAGTAGTGATTTACAAGTGTAATTGAATCTTCAAAGAATCCTATCATAACGCAATCCATCTTTCTTTCATTAAATCGGTATCACCTAACCAAAAGGCTATAATATCCTCAAGCGCGTTTCTTTTGTCTGAGTGTGTAGTGTTTATAAAACTTTTGGAATATCCACCATTTGAGATACTTGATACGCCATCAATCGAATCTTGAAAGATTACATTGTTTAAGACATCACAGATACAATCTTTTAAAGTGCTTTCGTTCTGTTCGTTAATAGAATCAACATTCACATACTTCAATACCGTTGCTTCTGCTTTGTAAGAATACTGATTGAATTGATTTTCATCAAATTTAGGAAAATGGGAATTGTAATATTCCCAATCTAAAACGTTGTTCATTTTACAACCCCCTTTTTTATGCTATTTTTCTTTTTGAGGTTTAGTTTCCTTTTTTTTTGTTTGAGGTTTACCTTTTTTGGGCTTTTCAACTTTAGAAGGATAACCCCATCCGATTTCTTTCGCCATTACTTAGTACTAGCAGATAAGTAAATACCTGCTACCTTATTTTGGTATACATCAACGATTCCATATTTACGATATTTCAATACATCTGAATCTGATTCAATGTTATTGCTTGCAGGAATCACATTTGAAACAGTGTGTTTATCCCATTTCATAACGGCAGGCTTATGAACAATCAAGAAGTTGATTACGTGTCCATCCTCCGCTTTTTCGTATCCGCCTTCTAACTCTGTATCTTTTCCACTCAACAATTTGATTTTTGTATAGAAACGGCTAGCAGGTACAGGAACAACCTTTGCAAATCCTTGTAAAGCTTCACGAGATTTGTAAGTGTCCAACGCCTTAACGCTATTTAATAATGTTGGTGTTGAATACAAGATACGTTGTTCGCTAGGAACTTCATCCTCATCCATTTTAGTGATAGCCGTTAACAATGCGCTCAAGAACTCTTCTGCACCTGTATAATCTTCTGAAACCTTTGTGATTCCTGTTGTGCCTGCAATTTTGGCGAATGTGTAGGCGTCCGCTTCCGGCGCAACCTTTGTACGCATTAATTCTGCTCCTGCCATGCCGAATGCAATATTCATTGATTCCGCGTTATCTTGTGTATCGACTGAGATTTTAGTACCTCTGTCATAGTCGAATGTAGCGGTTTTCCATTCTAACTTAACTGAGTTGCCTGTATAACCACTGTTTCTATCGTAGTTCCCTAAACCTTTAACAGAAATTTGTGGATAGATGATTTCTTTTGCGTTTGCTCCGGCTCTAACCATTGTAGCGTCTGCATTTAAATCACCTGTTACTGAAGCCAACTTATATACCTCATCCAAATTTGAGACATACGTTTTAGCTAATGCAATTTCATTTGGTATTAATTAAATCCTCCTTATTTCTTTTCTGTAGTTAAGCCCATTGCCTGTCGTAGCAATAAATCTTCGGCGTTTGGGTTATCTCCTTGCCCACTGCTTCCAACGATATTACCTTTAACACTAGGCTCATTTTGTTTTTCTTCAAACAAGATTGGCTTATTCTCTTTCAAAGTCTTGAAAGCTTTGTCAATGTCATTTGTTTGGTCTTTTGAATTTAACAAATCATCATAATCAAATTGTGATTTTGCTAAATCGAAATCTTTACATCCGTATTCTTTAGCTTTTGCACTTAATACGGAATCAAGATTCATTTTGCTAATCTGAGTTTCGTAGCTTGTCTTTTGTGTGTCAATATCATTCGTCAATGTATTGATTTTATTTCTCAACTCTTCTACATCAACTCCATCATAGCTCTTTTTGAAATCATCAAACTTTGTTTGAATTTCCTTTGCGTTGTTCTCTGCTAAAGATAGCTTTTCTTTTTGCTTGTCGAACTCTGCAATTGTCTTGTAGTTATCATTTACTAGCTTTGTAATTGATTCCTTTTGTTCTTTGGTTAATTCAATGTTTGATTCTTTTAAAATTTCAATAATGTTTTTCATTTTGCCCTCCTAAAGTTATTTATAAACCGAATCTTCTCCGGTATGGCTTTGGCTAACTATATTTTAGCTTGAATAATAGCTCACAATGTGAGCGTTTTAGCCGATTCTAAGCCTATCGTTGTGAACTCTGTCTCCCATTTCAGAACTGAAAGCTTTATACGTTGCATTTGCGTGTTTTAGTTTGATTTTGGCTTCTGTACTGCCTAGTCCTTGATTGTCCAATAAGATTACTTCTCTTTTTAATGCTCTGATGTTTCTTTCTAATTCTCTTTGATACTGCCTAGCTTCATATCCTTCATATTTCTTTCCTTGGAATGTGAAAGGCTTTGTATCAATATTCTTTAACTGCTCTTTTGTGTAGGCATAAGGCATATCAATATCCCATACAGGTTGTGCAAAGTGTCTACATCCATAGTCTTTTTCTTCTCCATGCGTCAACTGAAACAAGCTAGGATATAGTTTCCCTTGCGTGTCATAGCGTTTTCCTTGCCATTTCTTATGACTTGGACGTGCGTTTGCGTGAGCGTCAAACTCGAATACAGTAACTCCCATATCTTTTGCACATTTATTGTTAATTTCTTGTGATGATTCCTTTTCTGCGTACTGCATTTGTTGCCTTACCCATACGTCCACATTTCTTTTAACTCCTGTATCATATTCCACAATTTTCACGCCACTATCTGCCAATTTAGAGATTGCTTTTCTGCATGAATCATCAATCGTACATTTACCACCTACTACTTTTTTAACTTCTTCTTGCACAAATTTCGTAAAGAAAACTGGTAATTTATCTTTGCCGATTGCATACGTGTTCGCAGTAGTTTTGATGTATTTTTTCCAACGCTTTGCAGTGTCCTTTTGTGGATTCACATACGCAATATGCTTTGCAAGGCTTCCATCCATCTTTTTTTTAGTTGCTTCTTGAATTAATTCTAATGTTCCATTCTTATTTTCTTCAAAATCCTTTTTTGATTCCTTGATTACATCTTTTTTTAGGCTTTTTGATTCTTTTTTCGCAAATTTACGCAAATCCACGAGTGATTTTGCTAATATATCATTGAATTTCGCGTTTTCTTCGGTGGATTTTTCTAAAACTTCACGAATTTTATTAGATACGAATATCATCATTCCTAATTCAAACACACTAGCACGCTTTACACTTTTTCTTTCTCTTTCTTCAAGCTTTCTTCTTTTCTCAATTTGCTTTTTTAGACGTTCTTGTTTTCTTTCTTCTTGCCTTTTTTTACGCTCTTGCTCTCTTTGTTCTTCTTCGCTTAACATTTATATGCCCTCCTACAGAAAAAGGGCATTCAAGCCCTTTAAAACGCTTTTAAAGCTTATTTAATTATTTCTTTTCTCTGTGCTTCTGTAATCCAACCGATAGAAGCAAACATTTCTAAATCGCTCTTTGTAAATAAGCCTAATTCATAATACGATTTAATTAATTCATAGTTCATACTACTTCACCCCATTCAATTGAACTTTTAATTGAGCAATTTGTAGCATTAATTGTGCATTAATCTTCTCTTGCTCGGTTGGTACTGCTTTTGGTTCTTCAATTGTAGGCTTTTCTGCTTCTGCAATCTCAACTACTTTACCTTCTACATATTTGTAGTTATATCGCCCTTGTTCATCAACTAATCCTTTTTCTAGATATTGACTTTGTGCGTGTGCATATTTATCGCCTTGTCCGTTGTCAATTTCTGTCATTGTTTGAATTTCTTCTTGTGATAAAAAGATTTCTGAATTAATAGATGTGATGTATCCATCTTGCAAAGATGCGTATACTTTATATTCGTTCTCCATAGCTACCTCCTAATAAATTTCTGCGTCGCATGCGCAAATCATTTGACATACTGTTTGAGAGCCGTTAGTAGCAACTAAATCTAAATTAAGCCATCCTGTTCCACCGTCTGTTTTCCATTGAATAGCCTTTGAACTAACATTATACATGTACTGTTCTGTTATAGATACCGTAGGATTGCTTCTGAAAAGTGTTACAAGTGGAAGCTTTTGATAATAATGCTGATTTGCTACACCATATGTCGAATACAATACTTGAAACGATTGAAAGAATCTGCAACATTTAACTAATTCATCTGCACGATTAGGAGCAATAAATGGGGTTGCCACTGTACCTTGCTCTACTTTTGCATATTTCAAAGTTATTGTTCCATTTAGGACTTTGATATAAATTTTTTTTAATCCTTGACTGTAACGGAATACATTTAAACCCTTCTTTAAATTTCCTACGTCCACAACTGTCCTACCGTCTGAATTCATTACTAATACCGAAGCAGAGCCACTAACATCTACTACATAAATTTGAATAGTTACGTCGCCCTCGACTGCGTCCTCTAAGATTTGAGAAAATGCTCCTTCGCTAGATGATGGATTCGCTAATGTAATTGATTTATCAGAATTAACCGTTAATTTATGCCTATATAAACTCCATCTATCAACTGAATACGTATTCACAGATGCACCGGAATTACTTTCGTAGTTTGTAGCTCCTCTTTGATTAATTTTAAAATCCGGATTAATCAATAAATTCGGATTACTAAATTTATTTCCTAAGTAATTCGCTAGTTGCGATAATAATCCTTTTTTCAATCCTGCGCCATTATGTACAGGCAATAAGCTTGTATCTGTAAAGCTAGGTAATGCGTCTAATTCTGTTACTTGTTTTCCTGCTATTCTCTATCCCTCCTTGACTTTATATGTCCAATCCGTGCCGACTTCTCCACTCGCTACTTCATACGCCCAATCTGCTAGAATCTCATGGCCATTCTCATCTACTAGTGTTCCATCTTCTGTTAATAGAATCGTAGTGAAATGGTTCTCCATAATCATCTTTTCAATGTTTGAAATTCTGTTAGAAAGTTTTCCTGCCGTATTTGCGTCTAGCGTATCTTTTACAGTTTCAAACCAATCGTTGAACTCTGTTCTATTTGCGTTCATTTCAGATTCATTCTGAGCCTTAATTTCCTTGAACAACTCAGTAACTTGAGTAAATAAATCCAACGATTGTACACTCTTAATAGCACTTGTAACTGCTCCACAACGTGTAGAATCTAATCTTGTATCAGTAATATCCGAACCTTTAACTTCACTTGCGTTTCCTGTTACTGTAACCGTAGCCAATACTAAATCGTAAATAGAATCACTTCTTGTGATTCCATCATTAATATCACTTGCTACTAAGGCAATGTTTCTGTATGCGTCATTATCATTCAATCTAAGAATAATATTGTAGCTTTTAGTAGCACTATTCTTTTCTAGTGTGATGGTTTCGTCATCTTTCTGCCAATAGAATGCTCCATTAATATTTGCTCTTCCTGCCTTAACTGTTAATGTTAAGCCTTGAGCTTTCTCAACTCTTAAATGGTCCGAACTAGAATCATCTACGAACACACCATTTGTGAAGTAGCTTGAGAATAATCTTCTAAAAGCGTCATATAGTACTAATCTGTCGCCATTTCTTGAGACGAATGGAAAATATGTAGTTGCTATTCTTCGTCATCCCCCTCTCCATCATCTTGAATTTCTTCATTTAATAATTCCGTTGCTTCTTCTTCGGTAAAGCCGTATTGCTTCATAAAGTACATAATCTTTAATCTTGGAATATCAAATGTAAGTGCGTCATTTCTTAACGCCTGCGCAGTGCTTTGTTTATCCTCGATATATGTATCATCGTAATCAATAGCAATGTCTAATGGATTGATATTAAGCTTTCTGCCCTGTGTTAATTCGTAGAAGTATGCTATCGCTTGAATAATATCTTGAATATATGCAGTAGATTCTTTACGTTGTGAGTTTACTTCCTTCATTGCGTCTTGGTTTTCGCCGATATATTCTGTTGCAGTTACAATTCTTCCACTTTCAAAGGTGTATTTCTTTGTACCAAATCCAAACATCATTGATAGAATACTCAACGCCGTTTCTAGTGATTGAACAACCTCTGCCGTCCTAACTGTTGGATTGTATTCCTGCCATAAAGCTTTTTCTTCCGGAAGCTTATCCCTACCTAATTGAACAAATATCTTTTTCATTTGTGGATTCATCTTAATATTTCCATCCTTGTCTTTCTGCATTAATGTTTCATTCACAAGAACGATTTTATCCGATTTTAACAAGTCCCTATTCCACATTGTCATGGTTAAATCAATTGTCTTTAGTGGAGCAATTGCACTCCAAATCTTTGGCAAGCCGTAACCTTGCATTTGTAAATTGTTTACCTTTGCATTTCTCATAATTGCAAACGGTTTAACCACATCTAATCGAACAATTTGAGCACGGTCTTTTATTTCTTTGCCTGTTTCTTTAAAGTAATGTGTTTCCGCAGTATATCTTTCATCTTGTCCTTTTAAGAACATGACCATCACGTATACTTTCTTAAGTTTTTCATAATTTACTCCAACGAAAGCTACTTCCACAATTTCGTCATTAATAACAGTTAGTGGAAGGATATTCATTGAATCACAATAGTTGATTTTGATTTCTCCTCCGCTAAATGAACCATCTTCGTAAATCTCGGCATTTGATATCGTAACATAAGCTCCTACCGTACCGTTTGCGGACATTTGCTCAGCTTGTTTCCTATACATTACGTCAAACCTATTCTTTGCTAGGATGTCTGAAATAATGTCATTTGTAGCACTATCCTCTGTAGCGTTTATATCTAGGATTTCAATAAGGTTTGCGTCATCCTCACATAAACGCTTTGCAAAGTCTGTCTTATCCAATGTGTATTCCTCATTGTTTAATGTGTATGCCGTATGAAATTCTGTTTCGGTATTTGTATACCATTTGTTGCACAACTCAATGATTTGAATTGCGTTTGTGTCTACATAATACCCTCTATCGTTTAGGTAATTCTGAAACCACGGATTACGTATGTTAGATGTTTCTATTTCTTACCTCCTTAAATCTATATATTTGCTATGTGTGATAAATGTATAGCAGAACGAATCCCAATCATCATTGATATTGTTTACGTTATCATCTTTTGGAATATCTTTCTTTTCATCCCATACCAATTCGCTCAATGCGTTTATCAAATTCTTACAATGTTCTTCTATCTTTAGCCTACCTGTAACAAGTAAGCTATCAACTGTTATAGGACGGTCTGTAAGCTCATTTTTCTTAACCGGTGCAATTATACTTCCGTCTAATCCTTCGGCGCAAAAATAAGCTCTAAGCGTGTTTATCAACGTGTTAGAAGCACTGTCCGGAAATATCCATTCTACATATCCGTAACATTCAATACAACGCTTATAGAACCTTGCAAATGCTTTGCAGAACTTTGTTGCGTCTATTGCATTTGACTTTTCCATGTCTCCTTCATCAAGTGCCCACATATAATCCCAATCATTTGTGAACCCTGTTAAGTGCCATGAATATTTCGAGCCATTGTCTCCAAAGTCAACGCCTATAATTAAATGACTAAACCTTTTCCCTTCTTTCTTCATCTTTTCTTTTAGACTCTGATATTTGAATAGGTAAGGTTTACAGTCATTTGCAAAATAAGGGAATACAAGTCCTTCGGCAACCATTCTTTCCCCTAGAATATCTCTCTTGTACCATACTGAATTCATTTCATATTTGTTTTTGGTTTCTTCAATTCTTTCTTGGCTCATTGTAGCGTTGTCAAAAATATTGAAGTGCTCATATCTGTACCAATCTAACCCCATGAATTTATCTATGTAATTCTTATAAATGTCTGCGTTTGGATTTGATGGGTTTAAATCCCATAATGTAAACGGATGTACGCTTGCAATCTGTCTTGCCATTGCTACCTTGATAAAGCTTGTTCTAGAATCCTCACAATCGTAATGCTCATTTATTTCGGTGGCAATCCATCCACCATATGAGTTACCTAATATGCTCTTATATGAATCGGACTTTCCACCACCTGTAAATATCACTATCTTTTCGCCTGTCTTTGTTTGAACAAATAGTGCTTCGTTTGATTTGTATTTACCCCAACGACACCTTCCGCGAAAGATATGTTCTAAGCCGAAACCATTGCAATCGCCTATATTTAATTTTGCATTCGGTAAGCTTGACCCACTCGCTAAATGTATTTTATCTTCACATGTTTCTAAATACATTGAAAAGATTATACAGTGGTCAATCGTTTTACCACTTCGTACCGCTCCTTCTGCTACACTTTGTTTGTAATTTAGGGCGGTCTTAATATAATTCTTGTGTTTATCTGAAAATTTCCCCCAAGGAATCGTTCTAGTCATCATTTTAATAAATCTGCTAAAGGTGTTAAGTCCTCAATTTCATGTGTCATTGTCTGTTCAGCCTTTTCAGTCTGTCCAAGCATTTGTTTGCCTAGCCAAATAAGCATGGTCGTATTTCCTTTTGACGCTTTGTCAAATTGCATACGTCTTAAACTTCTTTTTGAGTGGCTTATACCTCTTTTATATGTCTGACAAAACTTTTGATTTCTTAATAATGTTCTTACTGAACATCCTAGGAAATCGGCAATTTCTTCTTGAGTACATCCAATAGAAGCAAGCTTTTCAACTGCTTCATAATCAATCTTTACCCTTGGGCGTCCTCCTGCGTGTTTCTCTGCTATTTCAATACCCCCTATAATAATCATATTGATTCAATTGCTTTTTTAGCATTTCTTTTGAATGTTCGCTAAACGCGTCCATAAGCTCGTTATCATATCCTTCTGCTTCCATGTCCTCAGTTAATGCACTAATTTCAAAATCACCGAATCCGAAATCTCTCATGTCGATTCCGTCAATTTCTTCAAGCTCTTCCATTTCTGTTTTTAATGCGTCTAAATCCCAAGACGCTTTTTCTGCCGTTTTATTATCTGCAATTCTAAATGCTTTTACTTGCTCGTCCGCAACCACACAAGGAACAGTTTCTAAACCTAATTCTTGACTAGCTTTATACCGTGTATGACCTGCAACAATCGTTCCATTTTTATCAATAACAATAGGGACTTTGAAACCGAATTCCTCAATAGAATTTTTAACAAATTTCACTGCTCCATCATTGATTCTAGGGTTATTCTCATAAGGCTTTAGCTCATTTAATCTTTTTTCAACAATGTTCATTATTCTCCTCCTTGTGAACTTATAGAGCTTCATTTGCGTTTAAACAAGTATTTGTATTTTTTATGTATTCATCAACGTATAATTCATTTTTATCGCCGTTATACGTTACTTCGTAATAGTTATCTGTGCTTTGAGCACTAATCAATACTTTATTGTTTTGAAGCACTTTAACCATCCATACAACGAACATTTCACTGATTGCAATATTTGGGTTTACTTGAAATACTGCTTTCATTGCTAATTCTTGAAATTCTTTTGAACCCATATTCTCCTCCTTGTTATTAAAAGAACCGAGACAAACGCTCGGTAATATATCAAAGCCTAACGGCATGCCATTGTTGGTATTTAATATCTAATTTGGGAAGGACTCACCGATAGGCTTTGTAAACATGGTTGCAGGAGAAGGAATTGCACCGTTCGACCTCTAGCTAATAAGGCTAGTGAGCTACTACTGCTCTATCCTGCTAAAACAATTATTACATGAAAAAACGCTCACATTGTGAGCACTTTTTTCAAATTTTTATTTATTTTTCTTGGAATCTCTTCTCGTGCATAACCTACAATATTAGATGTTTTTTCTGCACTGAATCCCTTTATATATCTATACTCAATCATAGCTCGAGTAGTATCATCAAGTTGGCTTAATTTGTCTTTTACATAGTTCATTCTTCTTGCATAATCTGCATGGGCTAAGAATAGCTCGACTTTTAAAGGATAAATTGCTTCTTCCCTTTGTAGCTCTGCTATCTTTTGCTCATAATATGTGTATGATTTACATTCACACAAGAAGTGTCGTTTAACATCTTCGTATGTACTCATGATGTATACATCCTCATTAATCTATTTTCTAATTCGCCAACTTTATTTTTTAATCTATTAATTTCATGTGTTTGATTATGAATTGTTGCATTTCTTTCTTTTAAAGTCTGATTAAGCTCAATGTTTGTCCTTCCTAGTTTATTGTTTTTTGAAATTAACTCCTTAATTCTTTCTTCATAATTCATTTCTATTAATATTCCCCCTCTAGAACGGTAAATCATTTGAAGCAATATTTAATCCGCTTTCAGTATATTCTTGTTGCGCAATTTGTTGTGTCAAACTTGGTTGCACATACGTGTTTTGCGTGTCATAAGTGTTGTTATATGCTTGATTAGGTTGTTGATATGTATTTACATTAGGATTGTAATTCTGTCCATTAGGAGTGCTTTTAGGCGGTAATTGTACGTTACTAGCTACCACTTTAGTGATATAAATTCTTTGTCCTTGTTGGTTCTCATAATTTCTAACGCTGATTCTTCCTTCAACCGTAATTAAATCACCTTTCTTACAATACATATTTACAATATCCGCTAATTTATTCCATGCCACACAATTAATAAAATCTGTAGTGTTATTGTATCCATTTACTGCTACAGTAAACTTTGCTACGCTATTTCCGTTCTGTGTTTTTGATAGTTCAACATCTTTTGTTAGATGTCCCGCTATTACTGCTACATTAATCATTTTTTATTACCTCTTTTCTATCATCAATGCCTTTAAAATATCCTTTTTCCTTCATCCCGTTTAAAGAATTAAATACTTTAAAACTGTTTGTTTCAAACTCTTCGGGTACATCATCGCCAAATACTGCGCAATAATATTCAGTGCCGTATTCGTTAGATTCGCAATATTCGAATCCACATTAGTACCCCTCCTTCAATCTCTGATAGTTGATTTTATTCTTTCCACAATAAGCTTCATATACTTGTTCAACCTCGAAGTCTAAATATTCTGTAATTGCGATAAGTGCTTCAACTCTACAATCTGTATAACACGGTAAACCTGTTAAAACATAACCAAATTCTTTTTTTGAATTTTTCAATCCCCAAACATATTGCTTAATGGTTTCAATCATTACTTTTTCTTTTTTTAAGCCTTCTTCCCCACTCATGAAGTGATTTTGCCAACTTAGCACAAAATGCCAAATATCAACAAGTTCGTCTAAAACCTTTTCATTGTCTACAGGAGCTTGCGTTTTCTTCCACCAACACCAATTTCCTTTTAATTCATGAGTCAATTCGCCGACTTCATCTAGAATAGCTAAGCACAACTTATCTTCATCAATCTTATCTAATCCATACTCATCCATGATTGCTTTATCTAGTTTTGCTTGCATTTGTAACATTTTTTTAATCAATTCAATATCTTTACTTGTCATGTCTTTTAATCTCTCTTTCTATAAACCACTTGGCTTTTGCCAAATCTTCTAATTCTTTTCCTTTATAAGGTGCTCTGGCAATGTATTTGACGGCACTACCTAAATTGAAATTAAGGTTATGGGATTCAATAAATTCGATAGGTTCGATTCCATGTTGATAATGTGGTGGATGATTAACCATGTCGATTTCATTATTTGAATTTTTTTCAAATCCGTAATTTCCATCCGTAACTGTTTTATTGCATTCTTTACTAGATATTGTACAATTTGAAGAATGTCCTTTTTCTTCTTTTGGCTTGAAGTAATCCTTTGATATTGAATAAAATGTATTACTTTGTGGAAATCTGTGTTTACAATTTAAGCAAGGTTCTTGGAATTCTGATAAATGTTCATATAAACATTCATTACATCCATCATGTTCAATTACTGATTTTTCTTTTGGTTGGAATTTATCGCCAAACGTTATATATTCTAGATTACCTTCACCGTATTGTTCTCTGCAAAACACACATGGTGTTGCAATCATTGGATGATATTCGTATTTACATTTGTTACATTTACTCATGTTTATTCTCAAACCTTTCAATTAATTTATTTAATTCATCAGTGCTTTCACATTTCAATATATCTTTTTCACGCAATCTAATAATTCTCATTAATGAGCGTTCTTGTCTAAATCTTCTAATTACTTCTATAATGTGCTCAATTATAACTTGTATGATGACAACTGAAACCATCAATGCAAATGAGCCACCTAATAAATAAATGCAGTTAATAAATACATTCTTCAATATCACTCTTAATCCTCCTTAATCTACGTATCTAACGCCTATATCATTCTGTATTCTTCCATATAGCTTTTCTTGTATTGTCCAATGGCTATATCCAATATCATCTGCACATTCTTGTACATTGTTGTAAACCTTATCTCCAACCTGTACTTTTTTACAATTTGCATATCTTCTACAATGTTCTGACTTACTGCTTTTTTTAATGTGATTTATTGTTATTCCTCCGTCAAAATACGTAACTTCATTATTTTTTAAATCACCTATGAAAGATTGATACATTAATCTAGACATTGATTTATATTTACCATTTATCTTAACTTGATAAGTGTTTAAACCTTTTTTTACAACTTTTAAAGGTGTTTTTTTTCCGTCTTTAACTGTATATGCATTGCCAAATGTAGTTACATAATATTTACGTCCATATCTTCCTTCACATACTAATTGACTCATTTCTTGAATCCTGTTTGATTTCTCCTCTGATTCATCCTCAATTAATAAGCACCCTTTATAAAGCTTTGAGAATTGCACGAATCTTTTAAACTGTAATCCTGTTAGATTTAATTCTTTTTTGACTTGTTTATCGCTCACAAATCCTTTAAATTCATTTGTGAGAGGCTTTATCATCATGTAATCCATTTATTTAATCACCTTCCTATGCTCCAAATAGTTGTGCTCTAAGCCTATTAAATTCATCTTGCACTTCTTTATC